GTTTTTTTCATGCAGACCCTCATCCAGGGAATCTAGCAGTTTCAAATGAAGGTAAATTAATATTTTATGATTTTGGAATGATGGGCAATATCTCAAATAATCTTCAAACAAGATTAGGGGGGATGGTTAAGGCTGCTGCTTTAAGAGACGCCTCATCACTTGTCAGTCAATTACAACAAGCTGGGCTAATTTCAAAAGATATTGATGTAGGACCAGTCAGAAGACTAGTCAGATTGATGCTTAAAGAAGCATTAACTCCACCATTTACAGTAACTATATTATTGACTGAGAAGTTATGGTTACCATCTGTATTAACTGTTATTAGATTAGTGTTAGAATCATATGACATACCAGTCACATTTACTTCTGCAGACTCTGATATGAGATATTGATACTGTTGTTCACCAGATGTTCCTGCTGTTTCTCCAATACCACTAGCGTTACCATATGTTGCTGCTAGTGAGTTTTGTAATGGTACACCAATTAAACCATGTGAGTGACCAAGTGCACCACCAGCAGTTCCATTTGGTTCAAATATACTAATATTTGCTCTACTATCAATATAATCTACAGCAAACTTATCAGCTTCTGCTGCTCCTCTTTCTGCTTGTTTTGTTTGATCAACTTCTACAGATAATATTCTATGACCATGTTGTGGAGGAAATGGAAATGTATAGTCATCCATAGGTCCTATCTGATAAGTGACATTTCCTGTAATTGATGCACCAACATCTGCTACAATATCATTGTATCCTGTTGTTCTAACATCACCAATAACGAAGAACTCTCCACTATCAATTAGTGTTGCTTTAGGAATGTACCATTGCCCACCAGTCTGTCCGACAAAATTGTTGACTGCATTCTCTGGTGTTGCTGTTCCTGCTCCATTTACGTTACCAAATCCAAGTATTTTTCTGTTCCTATAATCTGGTAGATTAAATGTTCCAATATTATATGGATAATCTTGTAAGGTATATCCTTTTTGGATTACAATTTCTGGATGAGCAGCACCACTTGTAAAGTTAAATGTGTAATCGTTTGCATTGACAGTTGACAGGTCAACATTCTGATTTTCTGGAAATGATATTTCATAAGCAAACTCATTTGTTTGTGCTTGTGAACTAACATCTTCTGTTGGTTGTACCAATGCATAAAATGTTTGTTGATTGAACACACCATTAGATGGAAATGCTCCCCATGGATTTGTTCCAAATTGAAATCTTACTACAGCATTGAATGGATATGGTCTTTTTACATTTGCCTTATTATTGGTAGCATCATAATAAAATTGAAAGAATAACTTATTGTTTATAATATATGATCTTCTCAATCCACCAGGTGCTGATGCTTGAGTTTTTGTAACTGCGGTAGATCCTCCATAAGTATTCTGTATAATACTATACAACTCTGGATAATCACGAATGTTTAATTCTTTACCATCACAATATAAATGTTGTGGATATGTATACTCAGGTGTTTCTGCTCCTAAGTTAAGATCAGCAAAGATAGGAAGAATTGTTCCGACAGGAGAATGGTTACCAGTCTTATCGGAATAATAATTAGAATATGAGTTCCTGTATGTTGCCATCTTAATATTTAATTAAAAATTCTTGAACTAAAAATGGTTGTATATAAGCATCTGATTTGTTTTCCTCATTAACATCAATGTTAAGTGTTGATGTTATCTCACCAGCAGGAATATATGTTGGTTTTGTTACAACATTGAATGTATGTGCGTCTTGATTAAAAGGAACAAAGTGTTTATGAATACACTCATTACCAAATTCCACTACATCAGTTACAGTATTATTAAGTGCACCATATGATACTGAACTTGGTTGTGCGTCAAATGGAACTTGAGTTGCTTGTGTAACCAATTGAGGTGTATAGTTAGCATCTAATTTACTGTAGATAGGACCATTTCCAATTTGACTAAAGTTTTGACAAGATGCTGCACCAGGAAAACAACTACCTTCTCCTCCTTTACAACTTGCTTCACTGGTATATTCAATGTCTCCACAGAATGCCTTGAATGCTGGTTGTCCTTTAGTAATATATATTGGCCAACCTTGTTGTGCTACTGGAGTTCCAGTTCCTTCATTAGCACATCCAAACTGTAGTATGTTTCCAGTTAGGTTACCTTGTAAATCTTGCTCAGGAATATTACCAGGTACTAGACACTTTGAGTTCTGTTCAAAGTCACAACCCTGCCAACAAGCACCAAACCATGTGTATGTTTCTGATCCAAATAAACAGTTGTTGGATCTAACTCTCTGTTGTCCAGCAGCAACGGATTTAGATGCTGATGCTTTACATAATTCTTGTCTTGTATTGTTTATGAATGGCATGATACACAAACTAGATTTAGATGTGTAAGAGTTTCTACCAAATAAACTAAACTCACCAGTTGGTGATGCAGTTCTTGATCTATAACCATCATGGAAGTGAGCATGTGGTTGGAATGCTGTATGTAATACTTCTGTTTCTTCTGTATAATTACCACTAGACCTAGTAAAACCAGGTTGTCCTGTAATTTCAATCGTCTGTGCTGGTAAGAAAAAGTTACCTTGATATTGTATTGTATAAGTTGATCCTATATTGCTACTTACTTCTAATCCTACACCAGCTTTTGTTATTTCTTGTCCAGCATCGTTAAACAAGTACATGTCCTGATAGTCTCCCAAGTTTGATGAAAATGATGTCTTGGTAGACTTTGCACTGAGATCTGGAACTTGAAATTGATTATCAAGTAATGTTGTATCTGGCTTCTTATATCTACAGTTTAATCCTGTTCCTAATATAGTGGCAAGTTCTGGAAAATTTTCTGCAAGATAAACTGCACCATCACATCTTAAATAACCAGCAGGAAGAGTTTGATATATCGTTGGATCCTGTGGGTCATTAGATGATAATTGTTTAGACCAGTTCATAATAGAACCAGTAAGTGTCCCTAGTTTTCCTTTTTCTTTTGAGTATAGTACTGCCATTAGTATGCTCTTATGATATACAAAGTAACCAAGGATGGTGTGTTAGGATTAATCTGTACACTTAACGATCTGTCAACATCAATTGGTTCTATGTTTCCAGTCGTCATATTATTTATGAGTAAAGTAGTAGGGATATTCATTTGTCCCTGAGTCATTGCAATATCAATGGTGAAGTGATTATGAGACCCTAGTGAATTAGCAGTGAATGCATCGCCATTATGACTCAATGTTGTAGGATATGGATAATCTCTTCCTGCTCCTACTGCACCATAATAATCATTTGGATCTGTTGCTGGTGGTATCACACCACTACCTCTCCTTTCTATTGGAACTTGATCAGATACATAATAGTTTCTTTGTCCTAAGTATGTGCCAGGTGGTGGAAATGGAGCAGTAACTGCTGGTTGTTGTACGTTTGTGATACAAGTATTGTCATCTGGATAAGTTTTTGTATTTCCAAATGGTGAGACAACACGATCAACTGTAGGAACTACTGGTATAAGATCGGATGAGTTACCAAAATGTCTATGATTAGTACAACGAACCAATGATGTAGCAGCATTATCATATGCTGTCCATGTTCTTGTACCAGGTTCATATCTATCTGCTAGTGGTTCATCGTCAGCTATTCCTGCATCAGAACCAGTTGCATATTCTGGACTAGCAACTTCAAAGTTTCCTGCTTCCCACATACCAAGGAAACCACCACCTAATTCTACAGATGGATAGAAACTGTCCGTTGGTCTTGGGTGTGTATGTGCTGCAGTATGATCAACACCTAGTTTTCTAGGTATAGTTCTAATAGTATCAAAATATGATGGAGGTTCAATAGTAATACCTTTTATTTTTCCTGCTAATTCAGAGTCAACTGCTGCTGAAAATGTTGCATCAATATATGACAATACGTTAGATGGTGCTTGATCACCTTCAAATCCATTCAGTGAAATATATTGTCCTACAACAGATAATTCTTGCGGAGTTAGTAAGTTACCCTCTAAATCTATTGGAACTGTTTGATTCAATGTTGGTAAATTAAACACATCGTCATCATTATAATTTGGATATGAATTTGATATACCAATGAATGGTTGACCAGGTTCTGTTACAGGACCGTACAGATTACCCAATATTTGTGCGAGTATAGGATAATCTTTTGCTAGTAGTTGAGCACCATTACAGACTATCCAACCTTTTGGTATGGCATCTGGTGTCAAATCTGAAGTACTCGTGCTACCAGTCCATGGCATGATTGTACCTATGGGACTGGCTTTCTGTGCTTTTATACGGTTGTAACTTGGCATTAATTATACCTCCATTAACCACCAACCTTGTACGCTGGTTGGGATGCCTATTTGATCATTACTATCAACTGCTCCAAGATATACTAATGCAAATGCTGCATTAGGAGTCTGAACTACAAGTTCACCAGATGGATATGGAGTTAATCTATCTCCAAATAATGTTCCAACTGAATCACCTTGTATTGGTGTGCCACTAGTCTCAGGAGTTCTGATGACTAATGTTGTATCATATTTCAAGTTACCACCCACATCAATCATTCTTACAATGTCACCTGTCTGTGGTGCTGATGGTAGTGTAACGATTAATGTTTGTGTATTCTGAACATTGACCATGTATATTATGTTCGCAGTCAATGTTAGATCTGCTTCTGGTGATGCTGCAGATAAGTATCTTGTATGTCTTGCACCAGTTGATGTGGTGAAGTTTGTGATACCAAATGCATCAATTGAACGATCTTGCTTGATAGTATATTCACTACCACCACTTACACCTAGATTCTGTACTGAGAATACATCTGCCTCTGTTGGTGCTACTGATGCAGTACCTGTGACTGTTAATGTATTCTGAGCAGTTACATTACCTAAGTTATCAACTGAGAATGATGGTGTGCATGCAGAAGTTAGAATGACGTTTTCTGGGCAGGATGTTGGATATAAGAAGAAGTCTCCTCTTGCTATCACACCAGCATCCCAGTTAATTAGACCTGAGTGATCAGCATGTCCATCATCATTAACAAACTGGAATAATTTAGTTTGTTTGACACTATCATAGATTACAAAGTTACCACCTTCTAGAGTTAAGTTGTCTGT